GATACTCGCTATCTGAATCTGCAAGAATTATGCCCTTGTAGAGCATAATGTCACAGAGAGTATTCCTTAATTGGAGTGCATTCTTTGACATCGTGTTACCGAAAAGCATTACATTTACACTGAAACGCCTGGGCCACGAAGTGGTACAGCGGTGAGAGTAACATCTCATTCAGCGGGGTGGTGTTCTGCGAACACCGCAATTATGACATAATACTAAAGTATTTGTCTTTATAAACGGTTGTCGGCCAATAAGGCAACCGAATGTGCAGATTAAATTTATATCCTTACGGATAATAGCAGACAAATTAACTGCTAGACCTTGAAACGTCGAATTTTTCCTGTAATAAAGACAGGGTATCATAGTTGCGGGACTTCGTAATAAATACCGAAGCCCCGAGCTTTAAGCTCGTCTTGTAAGACGACCTGCGGGCTGAAGCTATGTAAAAAATCCGCGTCAGATGGCTATATTTAAATATATAGAAACTGAGATCTTGAAAATCTTGGTTCCATTGGCGATGTAACTAATACATAGCGTAGGAAACCGAAGCTTGTAGTGGACAGCGAGTCCTAAGACAAACTCGATTTAGAACTCAGCATGGTCATTCATGTATTCTAATTAACTGTATTTTGTTTTGTTACAGCGGTTTTTATAAGTTTAAACCTAAGAATATCGGAAGACCATAGGAATGGCTAAGGACGAAGATCCTATACTAGGGGCGGTTGGGTTTACACCCCACGTCATAGCACCTCCGTGTGTCTTAGTGCCTACTATATATTCCTGGTTCAAGGGGGCTTGTGTTTTTTTATCCAAGTTTGGATCTATGATCCAGTCTGGAAGATAGAAGATATACACAGAAACTTACCTTACTTTGGGGTTCACAAGATCCCTAATTGCCATGATCAGGTAGACGGTTAGTCTTTGACCTGGACCTGTATATAATTTAACTACAGGGTGAATTATCCTACTTAGTAGAAAACAGTAATAAGAAAGATCCGTGTTGAATGAGTAACTCATGCAACCTTGGTTTTTGACTTCTGTCCCAATGGGGACGTGGGAATTATTACCCACTAAACTGTTTAAGATTCCTTTAAAAAGGACCTTCGCTGATTCGCAAGTTTCAGTTGTAACCTATGTATGATCTCAAAAGGTCATAAAGTGGTTCCTTAGAAAAGAACTGCGAAAAACAGTATTGGTTTACAAAACCAAAACTGTTGGAGTGTCCGACCCCAGGGGGGACAACCAAACAACTACAAAAGGGTCTCCGGTAAATTCGGAGCTTAAACTATAGCATATTATGATAGTCAACTTATGGTTCATAAGTTATCACAATAAGCTAAGTAGGAGACATTCATAGAATGTCAATTGGTACATTGAGGGGATAAAAGGCCCTCTCTTTTACTATTTGGGTAAATTATGCGTAAAAGTTATATTCAAAGGCTGGAGAGTTCAGAAGAACTTCCAGGCTAAAACAAACTTATAGCACTAATTTATAAAAACTCGTAACAATGTCTTTCTTTAATAATGAAAAGCTTAAAGCATTTCAACAATTAATGAAAGAACAAAGAACACTATTAAGTGGTCTGATCGGTGTAAAATCCGGTCGTGCACTGATTAATGTAGGTTTAAAACTACAGAGATTAGTGTGAGCAAAGGCACCCAGCAAAAGCCATGTACGTATTTTAAAAGATTTTAGTTTTAAAATCTTTAAGCTAGTAAGATCTAACGGAGGTTCTTTAACCTTCCTTATTAGCTATCTTAAGACTTGTTCTATCATGCTGCAACAGTACGTTGCTAGACATGAGAACAGGGCCTCCACCCGTGTAATCGGTGGAGTTGCGGTCTCCGCTACTAGAGCGGGACTTCCCCGGATAATACCCAGATTACAAAGGGTACTTATACGAAGGGGTAATGTAAAGGTAATTACATTCTGGTTAAGTTTGTTCAACTTGTACAGATATCTGAACTGTACATACCAGAAGAAAGATCATTTTAAGACAGTTGTAAGCAATTCTTCTGTCCCATCGAGATCATGACAAACTGAAGCATTGAAATCCTTTATAATTATATTTTGGAATTCACTTCTTAAGTTCGTCAAATTACCGAGTCACAAATTACATGTTGTGACTCCGCAAATCATGCAATCCGTATCCATGAATGTTAATGAAATTCTTGGATTGAAGGGTTCGTCAATGTATGCTGCTATGACTTCTCTACATAATTGAAGAGAGTTAGCTAATCTTTTTCTTTCAAAAGATAGATATGCATCATTGCCAAGGATAGAGAAGTTTTATTTTAGACATCTCTTGGATTCTGTGTTTCTGCTTGCAGGTAGGTGATGACCAGATTTTAAAAAATTATTATCTGGAGCTTTCATCACAAGACCAACAGATCAGTTCCAAGAACTTCATAATAAAGCTATGTCATTCTCTAATGCCCCTGATTTGCCTTTACATCTTTCTCATAATCCAGAACCTCTTGTTCCTGGAGCAGTTCTTCTAACTGCTAAGACACCAGTTCTTTCGAAGGTTCGTCCTAATGTGAGTTTATCTGGTTTTCCAGATAATTTCAGGAAGTTTTTAGACGCTCTTGCGAGTCTCTTAAAGCTAGAAAAGGAAACTTTTGTTCCCCTTTTTGGGAGATTATGTAAGCTATGAGAACCCGCTGGAAAAGTGCGTATAATTGCAATTGTAGATCCTTTTACTAATTGGCTTCTGAAGCCTCTTCATGATTGGGTCTTTGCAATTCTACGGCAGATTCCTCAAGACGGAACGTTTAACCAAGACCTACCACTAAGCAATCTTATTTCTAAAAAAGGTGGTTTTATAGGTTCTTGTGATATGTCAGCAGCTACTGACAGATTGCCGGTTAAATTACAGGCAATGATTTTGTCTCACATTTTTGGTGAGGCAATCTCTACTGCTTGAATGCATCTATTGGTTTTACGTCCTTACAAGGCTGGTTTAACTAAAACAGTCTTTTATTCAGTAGGACAACCAATGGGGGCTCTTTCCTCTTGAGCGATGCTTGCGTTAACACACCACTTTTTATGGCAGTGGGCCGCTTTCCGGGCTGGAGTAATCCGACCTGGAGCTTGATTCAAGTCTTACGCTGTACTAGGTGATGACTCAGCTGCTAGAGTAAAAAAAGTCATCGAAGAATACCTAGTAATATGTTCTGAGCTAGGAGTAGGGGTAAACATGGCTAAATCTTTATTAAGTCCTGTTGGTGCCCTTGAATTTGCCAAACGTTTCATTACACGATTTGGAAATTGTTCTCCTATTTCTATCGGTGAAATTCTTGTTTCTGATAGAAATTTTGCTTGTCTTGCAAACTTACCTCGTAAAAGGAAAATTCGTCTTGCTGACTTATTTTCAATTATGGGTTATAAGTTTAAGACAATAGGTTCATTAGAAAAATCTTTCTCTAATTTACCGAAAAAAGCTCGTAACATGATGATTGTATCATTATCACCTTGGGGAACTTACCCCTCTTCCTCTCTTTTCGAATGGATACACTTAGACGGGTTAAACCGTGTGTCTAAGAAAGAAAGGAAGGATTTAGGATTGAATATCCTAATATTAATAGATAAACTCCGGACTAAGATCACTAAATTACAGCCTGTTTTTAACAGTGTATTTAGAATGTCTGGAGTGGGTGGCGGACCTCTTATAGAGGAATTAACTCGTAAGGTTCGAGATGGTGATCCCAATTCATTTGATTTACTTATGAATATGGTGATTGAACCCCAACGCCATGAAACTCATTCTAGTTCTCTCCGTATCCTTCGTAAAGTTACGGATTTACAGAATCGAATTAGCCAAGTTGTCTTCAACTTAACTGATCTCGAAATCAACCAATTCTGGATAGAATATGTTGATCTAGAAAATGAGTTCAACCAAATATCGAATGAAAGTGCCTTTACTCAGGCTGTAAGTAAACCTTTCGTGGAACCATCACCACGAAATATTGTTAAACTTTATAACAGCTTACGAGGACCTACTAACCTAAGCTATGTTAGTGAGGCTCCACTTTCATCATGACCTACAGAGGCTCCGTACAATTTTGAGACGAATTGATGAATCTCTCCAATACCTATGTTTGGGAGCATCTATTCGATTCCTCGAAGTACTAACCTTCTTGAGGGCTAGATATTTTATCTATTATAATTCTTTTTCTCGCACAGCAACTTGGGCTGGCTGGGAGGTATCATGGATTTCTAAGTGAGAAATCTTATGGTTTATGGCGTGTTCTGCAACTATATAATAAAGAATAAAATTATAGTTGATTCACGGAGCACAGTATAGTCCCCGAAAGGGATGAATACCATAAAACATGATACTTTAACGGTTTTTTTATTTTAATTTTTATATTGATTTATTACCCCGAAAGGGCTATCAATAAGTAAAGGGATGCACAAAGTACCGCTAATCACTTTATGAACCTGAAGAGGTGTTTTTTTTTAAAATTATATAACCACTGGGACTCCAATAGCCTATCGGCGTATGAAGAATATCATGATATATAATGATACACATGTGATTTACTCAGCATGGTTATTCATGTATAAATCATTTCAGTGTTAGGTTACCTCAGCATGGACTTTCATGTAGTGACCTGTTAGGTGTAATACGTACACCTGTAGACTCAGCATAGACATTTATGTATCTACGGGCTACTAGGACTCAGCATGGAAATTCATGTACCCTTGTTATAACAGAGCTGGTGATGCCTTTGTACAATCTTCCATAAGTTGAAGAAATGCATTCTAAGCATTACCCTCTATAGATTAAGTGTGACCTTTGTCACCGGGTTCTATAGAGTAGGGAGGGC